TCTAAGAAACGAAGAAAGTATATACAATATAAAAACAGTAGTAAAAAATTTACTCAAAGGCAATGGTGTTAAAGGATACAGCACATCTGACGCAGACTACCCTTACACAAAAAATGTCATTACAGATAAAGCGCAACTTTATATTGAATTAAATAAAAAATGTCCTGAAATTTGTAAAAAATACATGGCAGAATCTTGGTTGTTGAGCGATGAAAAGCGAACGTCTGAATATAGTGAAAAGGAAGGCGTTTTGATAATAAAACCGCTGGGTGTTGGTGCTGGAGGTGGAGAAGGAATTGAATACATTTCAAGCAAAGAAGACTTGAAGGAATTTATAGCGACGCATAAAAAGAAACAATACTTGGTTTCAAAATATATTAGAAATCCCATGCTAATCGAAGGTAAAAAATTCCATTTGCGCATGTATTTTATGGTTTGCATGAGACCGAATAAAAAATCGGACTGGTTTTTGTTTGATGAGGGTAAAATAATTACAGCCGAGTTGCCCTATAAAGATGCAGATTATAAGAATAAAAAAATCCACGACACACATTTCAAGTCAACGAAAAAGAATCGACTGTTTCCGGAATCAAGAGAATTGGGATTAGATGACAAGGAATCAAAAAAAATAATGCAACAGATGCGCGAAGTATTGCGGTGTGCTTATGATGTTTATAAACCCCACATTGCAACTACTGCTGAGTCGAAATATGGATTTGAAGTGTTTGGGTGCGATTTTATGGTTACAAGTGATGGCGGCGTCAAACTCTTGGAAATTAATGCAAGACATGATTACGGAGTAAATGACATTGAAAAGGAAAATCCGGAAATTTATGAGCGATTTTGCGGGGATTTTAGTGAATGGATTTATAAAAATGCTGTTGAACCCATGTTTTTGAGTAATGTCGAACAAGCTGAAAAATATGAGTCTGAACATGAACGCGTGGTTGCAGTAATCGAAAAGGGATTTCCTTTTGTAGAGCGGTTTTGGACAAAAGATGATGTTGAAGCCGCATACGCGCTCATTAAAACAAAAGTGGCCGATGTTCCTTTGTCAGCTCTTAAGAAAGAAAATTATATTGACGAAACTTCTTATAACATTTTGACAGGAAATAAAGAAACGGAAGAAGTTAATAAATTTATTAGAGAATACGTGGGTGCAAATGATAATCTTAAATTTAAAAATGGTGAATTTGTATCAATCAAGAGTCCTGATGAAACATTGTTAGATAAGGATTATTTGCTGGTTGATTATTTTACAGAACCTTCAAAAATAACTGTTCGATTGGCAAAAGGCGAGCCGTCGTTGGAAGACCATTTCAAGAATGGCACGCTTGTTGAAAAGGCGCTGCGTTTATTGAAACGAAAATCAATAGAAGCAACAGATGAGTCACTGCACGATATTATTGTGCACCAATCGGACGAGCGAGCTGAAAGCCAAGAATCAAGAATAAATATGAAGATGTCACTGGTGGACGGCAAAGATAAAAAAGTGTACTTGTCAAGCGCAGAGAATGCGTATGTGTATGTTATTATGTGGAAATTGTTATTCCCTGAAATGTCGTCCGATGATTTTTCCAGTGTGAAGATTCTTGATGGAGCTGGAGGATACGGCAGTCGTTTGATGGCAGCAATCATGCTGAATGCCAGTTATGTTGGCGTGGAACCGAATCCGCTTTCTACTCCGGGGTTTTCTAAAATGATTGAAATGTTTGGTTCATCAGAAAAACAGAAAATGTTGGAAGACGGACTTCCGAGTGCAGTCGGTGTAGAAAATTTACCTTTTGGCTGGGCAGACATTGTAATGTTTAGTCCTCCTATGTGGGGGAAAGAAGTGTACAATGATGAAACGGTCAAGGGTCAGTCCATCAATATGTTTAATAATGAAAAGGTGTGGCTGAAAGAATTTTTACAAGCATCCATTGAAGTTCTGTGGAGCCGTCTTCGTGTTGGAGGATTCATTGTGTTTCAGAGTGTAAGATACGATTACATTGGTGAACACATGATAAAAGAACATGTGGAAAAACAAAAGGATGCCGAATTTAAAGGTATCTTGTCGCGTGTGACTACAGGCGGAAGATATAAACCGAATTGGGTTTGGCAAAAAACAAATGGTGCATCGGCATTATTGGAAACCAAAAGTGTAGAAAAATCGGAAAAGGCGGAAAAAGCGGAAAAGGCGGAAAAAGCGGAAAAAGTGGAAGTCGAAAATGTCGTTGATGAAACAAAAGTTCCAGAAAAAAGTAAAATTCCAATTCCAAAAAAGAAAATAGTATTTGAAAAAAATAAAACAGTTAAAAAAAAACCATAGGAATAAAATAAATTATAAAATAGTTTATATCCAAAATATAAAACTTATGAAAACAATTTAGATATTTAATTGGATACAAATTAGTCTGAATAAATAGATTAGATATAGTTAACTATATGAGTATTTTTTTGTTACCAAAAATTGCATATGTAATTAAAAGTGAAGACATTGGGTTTAAAATGGTTGACTCGACTCCAGATACATTCATTTCAAATTCACTGTGTGAAATGTTGAGTAAAACAAAACTTCAAATTGAGCCGATAGAGAATAGTTGGGACAATTACAAAAAACTAACAAATCCATATGAGTTTATTCACACAATTGTTCCAGGTTGTAAAACCCAAGTGAGTCGAATGAAACCACTTTCACGTTCATTTTATAAAATGGTTGAAATTTGTACTCAGTTCAACTTGTGCAATCATGAAAAAAGTAATGGCAATGGAAACAATGGCAATAATGATAATGATATTTTTAGCATTGGAAATTTTGGAAACAGTCACAATCATAATGCATTTATGCAGTTTGCTATAACTCCCGAAGCATCATTTCCTACACATTCCGAATCGACGATGATGTCATCATTTCATCTTGCCGAAGGTCCGGGAGGATTTATTGAAGCGGTTTGTCACATGAGAAAAAATCCCAACGACGTGTATTATGGAATGACGCTTGTCAATAATGATTCAAAGTGTCCTGGATGGAAAAAAAGCAAGAATTTTTTAGAAGAAAATCGAAATGTAATCATTGAAAAAGGAATAGATGAGACTGGAAATTTATTATCGGTGGAAAATTTTGAATATTGTTATAAAACATATGGCGGAACAATGGATTTGATTACGGCAGATGGAGGAGTCGACTTTTCTGAAAATTTCAATAACCAAGAACACACTGCAACAAAATTAATTATTGCCCAAGTTATTTATGCAATTTCAATGCAGTCAAGTGGTGGAAATTTTGTACTGAAAGTTTTTGATATTTTTTCTAATGCTACAGTCGATGTATTGTATTTGCTTTCATCATTGTACAAGGAAGTATACATTATGAAACCCAAAACAAGCCGATATGCTAATTCGGAAAAATATATTGTATGCAAAGACTTCAGTGTCAACAAAAATGAAACCAACATTAAAAGTTTGATTCATAAATTTCATGAAAATTTTCACAATTTGATTTCAGAATTTAATATTGAATCATTTTTTAAATTTAAACATGACCGTATGTATTTAACAAGAATTGAAGAAATTAATGCAATATTTGGAGAGAATCAAATAGAAAATATTATAAATACATTAAATTTGATTATGAATAAAAGTACAGAGAAAAATGAAAATTTGAAAAAGTCAAATGTACAAAAGTGTATACAATGGTGTGACAAGCACAGTATTTCACATTATAAAGTGATTCAAACGGTTAATATTTTCTTACCGTTTGGTTGATTTTGGTTGATTTTGGTTGATTTTTTTAGAGAGAATAATTTTCACTCACATTATATAGATTATTATAAAATCTATATAATTATAATTTAAATATATATGATGAATATAATTAGCATGCAAACAACAATACAATTATTATATAAAACAATAAGTGGAAGTAAAAAAAAAGAAAGGTTTGAAACAATTCTTGAACCTTTACAAGCACTTATTCAAATTGGATTTCTATCGTATTATCCAATTGGAACGAAACTGACAATTCAGAATAATATTTTATATATACAGGCGCCTACATACAGTCAATCTGTAACGCGATGGTATAATAATGATACTCAAGAAGATTTATTTTACTTGTTCAATATATTTTGCAGATTTAAAAAGTTTTACACAGATGAAAAAACGGAGTATAGCGAATTATTTTTATTATTGATTGAGCTAGCAAAAAATGGAATTAATAATTTAATCCGAACTTATAATCAGACTGAAAAAACGCATGTTTTACACACGCTTCAAATGTATAAAAATATGTTGGATGGAAATAACAACCATCATATTGTTCCGCCAAATGCGCCAATTCATTTAACAGCAACTTCTTCACCTTCTTCATCTTTGTCTTCATCTACTGCATCATCTGAAATTGACATGGATGACATATTTGTTAAAATTTCTGAATTATACACGGATGAAATATTCAAAATAATCCATCACACACTTCTTGCAATGAAAAATGATGAAAATAATTACATGCACTATGCAGACGGATTGAATATGATATTACAACCGGTAAATATACGAATCAAAAAATGGATTGATGAAAATATTGTTTTCTAAAAGGGGAACCTGAGTTCCCCTCCCTATAAATTTTTAACGTCAGTTCGAGTTGAATTATTGAAAAACTTATTTGCGATGTTGTGTTCGTTTGGATTATGAGGACAAAACTGCTGACGATTGAAAAGGTCCGGAAACGGTTGTTTCACATAATTTTCTGGAACACGCACATTGTACAAGTCGCTTTTTGAAGATGGCACATATTCGGCTTGCTCGCAATTTTGAAGTGCAAAGAATTGATTGCGCAAAGTGGATTCCGTGTTGATATTTGAAGAAAAACCGGACCACGGTGCTTGTGCATTTCCTGGATTAAATGTGGTTTCAGGATTGAACCGCGGATACTCACCCATGGTGACAGTGGGAGTTGCGCGCTGGTCTAAAATGGGCATGATTGAATATTTGCTTAGAACCGGTCGCATACTGTATTGAGGCTGAAGAGGTGCAGATGGTATATTGCGAACGGTGATTCGGTCATTCAGTTCTCTAGACCTTTCTTGATTGCATAAATATAATTTGTTTACAACGCCAAACATTATATAACTGTGATATACGTGTGTATTTGTATTTATATATGTATAAGAAAATATTTATTATTTATTATTAATAAATATATTTTTTAATCATTTTGAAAACTTAAAAAATAAATTGAAAAAATAAATATGTATACATACATTTACACATTATCGCGCAACATCACGCATACATCGAATAAATGTTCAACACTCGCGGCGGCACCATTATTACTAAATCGGCAAGGGCTGTTATCGCTGCAGGAAAAAAATTCTGCAGCAGCTATAGCATACACAACCCAAATGACATGGCAAACATTGCAAATGCCAGGCGAAATATGGATGACTACATGAGACGAATTGAAATTGAAAGTGACCTTAATAAAAAAGAAGAAGACAAAAAAAAATATTGTGCCGGAAATTTTGAATGCGAAATTACAAGAAAATCCAAGCGAGGTGGCGAAGTAGACTGCAACTGCGAACTAGTGTGCATGGCAAAGGTTTCAGAAACAATGCTGATTCACGAACAAGCAAAAAAGTAAAACAAAATGAAAATGTCTCTTGAATATGGTTAATGGTTAATATTAATTTGTTAAACCAACATAGATAGAAAATGTAATATATAGTTATGATTCGACGATTTAACAAGAACCCATAACATAATATAAAAATGTGCGGAATTTTCTACTATGAGAACCGGTTGACAAGGTATATGGAAATGACAAAACTTAAAGCGATGCAAAATTCATTTTATAAAACAAGTCATCGTGGACCTGATAACTCTATTTTTTTGAATGAAAAAACGAAGAACAATTCACACAGGTGTTTTGGGTTTCATCGTTTGGCAATCAATGGTTTAAGCAGTGCTGGGAACCAGCCACTAAAGTTGAAAAATTGTACACTGGTGTGCAATGGTGAAATTTACAATTACAAACAACTTATTGAAGAATTCGGGTTGAAACATGAATATAGTGTTGGTGGGTCAGATTGCGAGATTGTTATTCATTTGTTTCGGAAATTTGGAATGGAAGAAACATTGAAACGACTTGATGGAGTGTTTGCGCTGGTTTTAGTGGACCATGACAGTGAAAAGCTGTACATTGGAAGAGACCCGTTTGGAATTCGGTCTTTATTTTATGGGTCAACACAGGGATACGCGGCAGATATTACGGTGTCGAGTGAAATAAAATCAATGGAGAATTGTTTGGGCACATACGTTAAACAATTTCCGTCAGGATGTTGGGGCGAATACGAACTGGGACATTTATCTATTCGACCTTACTATAGCGCGCTAACAGTTCGCACCGTGTGTGATGTTAATTTGGAGTACTATGCTCCATATGACTACGTGTTTAAAACGGTGCAAGACACCGAGGCAAATATTTGCGCAAATATTAAAACATTGTTGGAATCGGCGGTGAAAAAACGATTAATGTCGGAGCGCGCCGTCGGGTCACTGCTTTCTGGCGGTTTGGATAGCACGCTCGTAACTGCAATTCTGTGTAAAAATATGGACCCGTCAAAACTGAACACATACAGCATAGGACTGAGCGGGTCAGTGGATTTAATGTGGGCAAAGCGCGCGGCAAAATTCTTGGGAACGCGCCATCATGAAGTTTGTTTGACCGAACGCGAATTTCTGGATGCAATTGAAGACACAATATATCAAATTGAAAGCTATGACACAACATCGATTCGCGCATCTCTGCCGAATTTTTTGATTAGCAAATATATATCACGAACATCAAACGATGTGGTTATATTTTGTGGTGACATGTCGGATGAAATGTTTGGGTCTTACCGCGGGTTTACAAAAGCTCCCACAGATGAAGAGTTCAAACTGGAAAATGAGCGAATGATTCGAGACGTGCGTTATTTTGATTTGTTGCGTTCAGATAAGACGATTTCAGGAGCTGGTTTGGAAGCTCGCGTTCCCTTTGCAGATAAGGCGCTCCTGAAATATGTGATGGAAATTCCGCCGCGTTACAAGCGATTCAACGATGAAAGAATTGAGAAATACTTGTTGAGAAAAGCGTTTGACGGATGTGGATATTTGCCGGATGACCTGCTTTGGAGACGAAAAGAAGCATTTAGTGACGGTGTCTCGGGGAGCACTGGAAGAACGTGGGTTCAGATGATAAAAGAATACGTTGACACAAAAGTGTCGGATGTGGAATATGACGCATATATAAAAACCATTACCAATTTAAAAAATGTTGCACAAAATGAACTCAACCTGCCATATGATAAAGAGAGCTATTATTATCGAAAAGTATTTGAGAACTTTTTCCCGGATAAGAGTGACAATGCAATTCCATATTATTGGCGTCATCCATTTTGTTCAAACTTGGACCCGTCTGCAAGGCTGTTGGAATTCTACAAACATTGAACTACCCTACCACCACAATACAAGAACATGTTTAAAATAAAAAATTAATTATAATATATAATTAACTTAAATGCATTTATGTACTGTTAATTATATTTTATTATATTTAAATGGCGGCAAATAATAATAATACTGTCACGTTTGTAACAGCATATTTGAAAACTTATGAATCTGATTATGATGAAACCAAGTCATTTGAAAAAAGATTAGAATTGTTTATGAAAATTGTTGAACTAAATGTAAATATATGTTTGTTTATTAGTAACGAATACAAAGAAATATTTGATTTAATTTCCAATAAACATAAAAATGTAATTATTATTGAAGTTCTCTCTATCGAAGACTTGGAATTTACAAAAATTGGAAAAAAAAATCCTGATAGACTGAATCCGCCGGCAAGAAGAAGTCATATAAAAGATTTGCCCAACTATATGTTTCTTATGAACTCAAAAATTGAATTTATTAAAAAAACAATCAACGTTAATCCATTTAACAATGATTATTTTTGTTGGTTTGATTTTAGTTTACCATATGTATTTAAAAATGTAGAAAGTTGTTTGACTAAATTGAAATGGTATTCCGAATCTAGATTCATTTCTGAGCCATTTATTTCAATGCCGGGATGTTGTAACAAATGTTCCAATGTGGAAGTTTTAAAAGATTCTATTTGTTGGAGATTTTGTGGAGGGTTTTTTATTGGAGACAAGAATAGTTTGTTATCATTTTATGATATTAGTATAGCTCGCTTTGAAGAATTTTTAAATTTAACCAAAAAACTTGTTTGGGAAGTAAATTATTGGGCGTGGCTTGAATTAATGGGATATATATCAGTCACGTGGTACCTTGCAGACCATAATGACACCATTATTAATATTCCAACACATGTTATACGAAAATAATTTAATTTAAATTTTTAATTCACCAATCACATTTTACATATACTTCAGAATTATCACTGAATCCGTCTCTCTGTTTTCCTAATCTATTTCTAAAACAATACCAAGTATCTTGAGTCTGTAGTTTTTTCCATATTTGGTCATTTGCATAAATCCAATGGATTCCAGTTGACTCTAATAAAGGTATGGCTTCTTCATATAATTTTATTAGAGTATCATAATAATTTTCATTCACTAAATATCCAGACGCTGTTTGTCCTTCCAATACTCGTAGTAGAAATGAATATTCACATGGTTCAGTTTTTTGAAGATTATATGAAAACATACATACATCAAATTTTTTTACATTTTCAAAAAATAATGTTAAATTAGATTCAAATTCGTCTTTTGATACAACAAAATAAAAATCATCTTCTAATATTAAAATATTTTTGTATCTTCTTTCTTTGGCCATTTTCAACACACTTAAATGAGATTTCCCACATCCTACAATTCCACTTGAATGATATATTGCCGAAAATCTCTCTGCCTTTTCATACAAGTTATAACTTTTCAATTCATTATTTATTTCTTCTAACCTATCCCTTCTTTTATCCAAGTTGATATAAATAATTTTATCTACATTTTCACTCATATTAATAATTATTTCACAATAATTTTACACCTTTTTACATTATAAATGTTTATTTTTATATAGTATTTATAATTTGATATTAATTGTATTTTTTAACTTCAAACTTATATTATTCTATAAATGTATTTATAAAGTAATTATTATATTAATGTAACAAACAAACAAATAAACGATAAAAACTCAAAATATGAATGCAAATAATCGCAACTACTTGGTAAATATAGATTCAGAAAAAGAGCCATTATTACCACCAGAAGATGATAAGATAGACACCGCTGAACATGTTTTATCTGAGATTGAGATTGTTGACACAATAATAAAAGCATCACATGATATATCGTTGCGTTATATAAATAGAGACGAATTAATAAAGATTATTTCAAAACTTCACAATCATGAGCAATACGCATTTTCGTCGAATGAATTTATCATTTTGAAAAAATACGAAGATTATAATGATGAAAATAATGAAAATGAAGAAAGAAAATCAAATCACGAATCTAAATATGATTATGGTGTATTCAAACACAGGCACATGGATTTGATTTTTAGAATTGATAGTGTGGATGGTCAGGTGGAGTATGAAGACAAAATAGCGCGAATACTTTTGAATAAATACAATAATAATTATAAGGATGTTGTGCAAATGGGAATCTTGTTGCCCATGTATGTTCACATTCAAAATCCATCAAAAATACAACCACAATCACAGTCACATTCACAACATTTTCCTCTTTATTACAGCGTACAGCCGTACATTAATGGAGTTACACTAGACTGCTGGATGGAATTAAACAAACGCAAAGGCAACATTGTTGAAATGGTTTATGATTTGTTTATACAGTTGTGCGCAATAATAAAAGAGTTGCACGAGTTGGATTGCGTTCACGGCGATTTGAAACCGACGAATATAATGGTAATGACGAAGCATTCACAAAATTGTGTTTTTTTAATCGACTTTGGGTTATCTGGAATACACTTGAAAACAAAGCACGCAAGCGGTGGAACGTTACCTTACTGCGCACCGGAAACCGAAAATACATGTGCACTGAACGCGCATAACAGGCGTAATGAAAATAATGCAGTTTTCAACTCGAAAGAATATAAATACAATTGGACCACTCATAACAAATCACATGACATTTGGTCAATCGGAATCATTTTCATGTCAATATATGCATTCAATAAAACATACCATTATTATAAAGACTATCCTTATGACTTTTTCAATAATTCGGGTTACATTCCTCTAAAATACTTTCAACTGATAAAACACGAATATATTCGCGAAGTTTTGAGTAAACACGTGCTTGTTGAACCGGAGCGTCGCTGCGATATTCATAAATTAAGTGAACTGCTTTCAAATTTGTCATTCATGTAGTTGGTGAAGTTTGGGTATTATTCTGTTAAAGAAAGCGTGATGGCATTTTCATGCTGGTTACTGTTCGCCGCCTGTCCAGAAACATCTTCATTGTTGTGTGCATCGGCGCGTGCATCGGCGTCTGCATGTGTTGTTGGCGGCGTCTCATCGGGTAAAATAGAGGCTGCTTCCAAGGATGAGTGTGCATTAGTGGCAGCAACAGGTGTAGGTGTAGTAGGTATGTCTTTTATTTCTTTTATTCCTTTCATTCTCGAGCCATTGTTGTTATTGTTGCTAGGAGGTTTTGGCATATATTTTTTTGAGGCATCAGCATCAGCAAGATTCTTAGAAAATCGGACCTTTTTTACAATTTCTCTCTTTGTATTCTGTCTCTGAAGCGTTTTCATGCAGAGCTTTGGAAGTATGGCAACCGTGTTCATGTATGTGCGATATTTAAACACACAAACAGACGTTAGCGGTTCCATAAATTTAACACTGTACCACCAGTATGCCGGAATATAAATAATTTTACCCGGAGTCAATTCGATTTCAAGCGTTTTTATTTTATCAAAATCTGCTTTATACTGGCGCTGTATTTCCCACGGATTCAAAGGCGACCTGAATTCAAAATTCTCATAATCGTCTGTCGGGTACAAGTAACGAGCCGACTTGGGAGGAATTAGTTTAATTTTAATTTTTCCGTGGGTTACCAAGTAGAAATTTCTATAATTGACATTGTATTGAAGGGGGGTTTCTGTGTTTTGTGATGCAGACACCAGGTCATAAAAACAATTTGAAACCATAGGTGGTCGTAAAAATGCGTCATTATATTTGAAATTCTTTATTAAACCGGTTTCTTCTAAAAAATCATTATTTTTCTCGATTACATATTTAGAATCTTTATCACTGTTAAATAGTGATAGCGCAACCTTTAATGTGATTGGAATGTGCAAATCTGTATTTTCATCCAGCTCTTTCACATTTCGCAACTTCACATCAAATGCGCTATAATGTTCTGCAACCGTGTTGATTTTGCAACTTTCAAGCAAGGAGTCATTTTGATAATCAAATATTACAGGCTGTCTTAAATCGCATATTTCTTCCAGTTTGTCCTTTGAAGGCTGTTCTATTTCATATACTTCTAAATCATTTGATGTTTTCAATTGGAAATAAATGTGCAAATACAAAAAAAGAACGATGCAAAATATAAGTATGGCAATAAATTGTTGCATTTTTATGTTATTTATTTATTTGTATTTTGTAACCTATTATTAAAAAATACAAATAATGTCAAGTTTTTACTCATATTTTAATATATTTATAAACTCTAAATAAGGTAAATAAGGCATTTTATTTAGGTTTGATATGGAAAATAATGATAATGATAAAAAATATTACGTGTATATTTTAGAATCTAGCGATAAAGCATCAACATATGTTGGCGCAACCATAAATTTGGACCACCGACTGAGACAGCACAATAAAGACCTTGCAGGTGGTGCACATGCAACAAGCATTAAAGTGGCACAGGGACACATTTGGCGGCGTGTGTGTCATGTTGAAGGATTTCCGGATTGGTCGGCTGCACTTCAATTTGAATGGCGACTTAAACAACTATCTCGAAAACTTTTTCAAATAAAAAATGCAAAATCTGATTTAGGTTCATATTTACATTTAAAACCAATTGACCGACGAATTCAGGCACTGCATCAGCTCTTGGCTTTAGAGCGTCCAACAAGTAAAGCAAAAGCATTTTCGGAATGGAATGCCCCTCCTGAAATTGTGTGGGAAAACGTCTAGAATTTTCATGTTTACATGTTTTCTCATCAAAATTATTTTACATGAAACCTTAGTTGTGGCTTTACGATTTAAATAGAATATAAATAGAATATAAATAGAACATAAATATAAAAATAAATATAAAAATAAATAAAATGCAATTAATAATGAAACCTTCTTTTTTATTTGACAAGACCAATACATTTTGTATATCTTTAAAATCGTCAACGGATAGGTGGAGAAAAATGGAAGACCAATTTAAAAAGGCAGGGTTGCACTCAGTTACACGATGGACAGCATCCGAACCACTCAATTTAACTGATACATTTTTTGGTTGTCTAAACCCACTTCAGTGTGCGTGCGCGCAATCGCATATTAATATATATAAACATATGATTGAATATAATATAGATTATGCATTGATAATGGAGGATGATGCAAGGTTTGATAAAGAATGGACCGTAAAATTACAAAGATTTTATGAACAATTTGGACCAATTGATGAGCAAAATCAATGGGAAGCTATTTTTTTGAATAGTTCTGAACCAGAATATGAACTGAATAAATGGAACGTGTGCAAAGAGCAGTATTTAACAGGAGCATATGTATTGCATATATCAGGTGCAAAATGTATATTATCAAGATTCCTAAATTGTTATGGTTCATCAGATTGGATGACGAGCCGTCTGCAAGAAAATGGAAAATGTTATACATATTACCCTTGGTTAGTAATACAAGAAGGTAAAGAAAGCCTTATTGGTAGTGGAGTTGAAGCAGACCATGCAAAAGTTGTTCGATGTTTGGGTGAGATTAATTATTCATTGGACCATTACTATATGGAAACCGAGGTTATCACACAAATCAATTAGTGATGAACTCGTTGATTTAATTCGTCAAGTAACTCAAATAATTAAATTAATGGATTAAATTATTATTAAATTATTATTAAATTATTATACAATTTCATAAATTTAATTTAAAACATATAAAAACATATAACAATAAAATATATAATTAAATATATATTATTATTATATCAAGTAAATAGTAATTAATTAATGTCAACTGGAAGTTCGAATACTAATGCAACAATAAAGTGGTTACCTGCGTATGCAACTTTAACTTATCCGATTATTTCATATGAGTTGCAGCAGAATTCGTGTGACTATCAAATGTGTTCAAATACATGGACTGCATGTTATAATCCAGACCCAAACTTAGATTCTGCAAATATTTCACCAAATCCACCATTATCTTTCACTGTATACAATCTTGCACCCATTACACAATATTTTTTCAGGATTCGTGCAAAAACTAGCGCAGGAAATGGTCCGTGGTCAGCAATTAAATCATCTACAATTTGGGGGCAGACGGGACCAACTGGGCCGCATGGAGGTCCCGTAGGTCCATCTGGACAAACAGGTCACATCGGTGCAACCGGGCCCACTGGTGCAACAGGACATACAGGTGCTGCAAGCACAGCTCCAAGCACGGTTACAGGACCCACCGGTCCAACCGGACTCCCTGGAACCGCCGGATCCGCTGGTACTGCAAGCACCGGACCCCCTGGACCCCCTGGACAACCTGGGCAACCTGGGCAACGTGGGCAATCTGGTTCGACTGGTTATACTGGATTCACAGGTCCTACTGGAGTAACAGGTGCATCTGGAACCAATGGCGTAACTGGACCCACCGGTTTTACTGGACAAAATGGGTCGATATATAATGCAGGCGCATATATTTCGGGTGGTTATAATATCACACTTTACAATTGTTGTATTGTAATGGATTTTGTTTCATCGATAAATCCCACCCCACCACCTCCTTATTTATTAAGCAATACTTGTTATTCTTTCAGTCCGGGTGATACTGTAACTGTAAGCCAGGCAACATCATCTGCATTCCCCAATGACCTTTCGGCAAGTCCTACCAATTATTTTGTGGCAACAGTAACTAATTACACGTGTTCTACGTCGTGTTCGCCGTCATGCATTGTAAATCAAATAATTCTGCACACAACCGGTGTGTACTCAGGTACTGGTACATTTAATAATTTTGTTATTAATTTGTCAGGAAGTGTAGGTCCAACAGGTCTAACTGGTCCAACTGGACACATTGGTTTAAGTTTTACTGGTCATACTGGTGCTGCGAGTAATGTTACAGGACCTACCGGTTTTACAGGTTCAACTGGTCACACTGGTCACACTGGTCATACTGGTACTGCGAGCACAGTTACAGGACCTACCGGTTTTACTGGTCACACTGGTCATACTGGTACTGCGAGCACAGTAACAGGACCAACAGGTTTTACAGGACCAACTGGTCACACTGGTGCAACTGGGTTTACAGGTGTAACAGGACCAACGGGTGCAACTGGACCGACGGGTGCAACTGGACCGACGGGTGCAACTGGACCGACGGGACAAACTGGACCAACGGGACAAACTGGACCAACAGGCGTAACTGGACCAACAGGTGCAACTGGGCCGACAGGCGTAACTGGACCAACAGGCGCTGCAAGTACTGTTACAGGACCGACAGGAACAGGAGGAGGAGGACAAACAAGCATTCCAATAAATATTAGTACATTAGACCCCACATTATCTAAACAATCTATTAATTTTAGTAAAACGGTAACGACAGTTATTAGTGAAAATGGTGTTAATGCGGAAATTGATGCTTGGTCTGAGTATGAACAAGTTTATACATTTGGTCAAAGCATTCCAAATCGATGGGTTGCAGTTGGATTTGATACAACTTCACCTACTACAACGAATACAATTGTGTATTCATCAGATGGAATAACTTGGACAGGTCTTGGAAAATTAATATTTACCACCGGCGGATATGGTGTGGCATGGAACGGTTCATTGTGGGTTGCAGTTGGAACTGGAACGAATTCAATTGCATATTCATCAGATGGAATAAGATGGTCAGGTGTTGTTGTTGGTAGCACGATTTTAACCACAGGACATGGTTTGGCATGGAACGGTTCGTTGTGGGTTGCAGTTGGAGCAGGGACTAACGCAATTGCAACTTCAATAATTGGAAAAACTTGGGCAGGTGTTTCTAGTACCTTAGGCGTAGGATATGGTGTGGCATGGAACGGTTCAATATGGGTCGTAGTTGGAGACTTAATTGTAACTTCATCAGATGCAAACACTTGGACATCTACTACTTCTTCTCCTTTTACGGTAGTTGGACGTGGTGTAGCTTGGAACGGTTCAATATGGGTCGCAGTTGGAGAAGGAACGACGCATACAATTGCATATTCTACGAATGGAACAAGTTGGATAGGTCTTGGCAACTCAATATTTACCACCGGCGGATATGGTGTGGCATGGAACGGTTCATTGTGGGTTGCAGTTGGAGAAGGAACATCTTATTCAATTGCATATTCATCAAATGGAATAAATTGGACAGGTGTTGCTAACAGCTCCACTGTAATTCTTGACCCTGGAGAATCTGTAGCATGGAATGGTTCATTTTGGATTGTAGTTGGACAGGTGTTATCACCATCACCACCAAATAGTTATTCAATTGTAACTTCACCAGATGGAATAAATTGGACAGGTGTTATCAACACCGGCACATTGTTTGGAACAGCGCTATGTGTTGGAAATGGCGTAGCATATAATTCATTGAGACCCAACACAATTACTTTTCCAACAAATAGAATTGTTGCTGTTGGAGAAGGAATATCAGTAGGAGAAATAGTATATTCATCAGATGGAATTAATTGGACTGTTGTTACAATATCAGTACCACCACCACCGCTGTTCACAGCACGAGGATATGGTGTGGCATGGAATGGCTTGATGTGGGTTGCTGTAGGAGAAGGAACAAGTAAAATAGCTTTTTCATTTGACGGAATTAGCTGGTCTACTACACTTACATCTTGGTCTATTCCATTCTCATTTTCAGGAAATGGAATTGCATGGAATGGTTCCATGTGGGTTGCTGTGGGAGGAAATTCAACACATAATATAGCATATTCTTCAGATGGACTTGCCTGGACTTCGGTTACGTCGCCATTCACCGCAAATATTGTAAATGGAGTTGCGTGGGGTAGAACAAAGTGGATTGCAGTCGGACAAGGAACAACAACAATCGCATCATCTCCAGATGGAATTAATTGGACTCATGTTACATCGTCGCCGTTCACAATTCAAGGAAACGGTGTGGCATGGAATGGTTCAATATGGGTTGCTGTAGGAGAAGGAACAACAAATAAAATAGCATATTCAAATGATGATGGAGTTACTTGGAATCCTGTAACTTGGACAGCTAATCAATTCACATCACAAGGAAATTGTGTGGCATGGAATGGTTCAATGTGGGTCGCAGGTGGTGGCGGCTTATTAAGCAATAACATCATTGCATATTCGACAGATGGAATTACTTGGACTACTGCAACAACATCAGTATTAGGAATAGCACCGGTAACAAGCTTGGCATGGATTGGGACAGAATGGGTCGCAATGGGTGGAAGTGATATAATATATTCACCTGATGGAATTACTTGGACTAATCCTGTTTCATCGCCATTCACATCTGGAAATGGTATCGCGTGGAACTCTGGCAAAGGGTCTGTTAAAATAAATGGTGGAGGTGGAACATTGTCATTGAATGCTTATGGTCCTGGATTAAGTAATAAATTAGATGTTGTTAGTGGTCAGTATTATAATAAAGGTTTCAATAATTTTTCTGTAAGCTTTACACCAAATTAAAGTTGATTGAATTGTAAAATAAGTTTTAAATAATTATTATTATAAAAAAATAAATAGAAGTTAAAATTATATTCCTATTTATTTTTTATATTTTTTATATTATTCAATATTTTGAATTATTCGATTTATTACTTGAACATAATGCCATCTGTTCCGTCTTTCAAAACTTTCAAATAAGATTTGAGTTCGCGCGTAGAAAGGCGACAGTTGTCATACCCGAAAAGTTCTGAGCGGAATTTAGACCGGCAGTTATGAATGCTGTGAAAATTCGGAATCGCATTGGGCGTTGAAATAATATGAAGCACATTGCGAGAAATGGAATACATTGTAATACTCAAATCATGTCGCCACGCGTACGTGGATTTTCGCAAATAAAATGTTAGAGAAGTGCGCGATTTAAACTTCATGTGAATGTCGGGATGAAATGTCTTTGATTCGCCCCTGCGTCTGCGCGTTCCATTCAAAACGTAAGATTTGGTAGTCGTATCATAAAAAATGTATACTCGCCAGTCGGTCTTTGTGTATTGACACTGAGACCAAGGTTGCGGTGGAACAAACTCCTCAATAAATAAAACGGGCATTGCGGGCATTGGTGGTTCAACTCCATGAGGATACATATATTTATTTTGATTTTTGTCAGCATTTACAACACTAAACCAAGTGTCACTTGCTTGCTTTGCTTGGGTCTCCAATGCTTTTACTTCCGCTAGTGCCTTTTCTTCTGCCAGCGCCTTTTGCGAATGTGTTTGTGCCAATTTCGCTAGCGCATAATTCTTCTCGTATAACTCCTCATCAAAATAAAACTGAGCGTCGTATTTAATATTATTATATGATTGTTGCTGCTTCGCGTATGCGTGAACAACATTGTCCGAAACTTCTGCATCTTCTGCATCTTCTGCATCTTCTTGTTGAACATTTGAAATGATTACTTCCTCATCATTACTGTTGTTACAGTAATTGTATTCAGTTTCAATCGTCGGAATCTTCATAGTCATATAATGTATAATATAATTAATATATTTATATATAATAAATAAAACTCTCTCTAAATATTTATTATTATTATTATATTATTATTTATTCTATGAATTTATGAATTGAACAATAAATTCATAAAATAAAAATTGATTAAATAATATTGAATAATATACTTAGAAGCATTGGTTTGTACTTAAGTAATCAAACTTTACCTTTGTTTATTCCTTCAAAATGAAAATCGAACGACAGTTGAAACAAACAACAACAACAATTCCAAAATCAAAACCAGCAACATCTAATCACATGAACGATATTGATAATGATTGGAATGATTTTTTAATGGTTCGAGGTTGCAACTGGGAATCATCGACGGAAGATGACGTAAATAAGTGTAGTAAGCAAAAAAATAATAATGGAAGCAATGAAAGTAATTATAGTAATGATAAAAACTACAACAAAAAATATAATAATGCAAATAATACAAATAATAGAAACGGAGTAAATGGAAGTGGAGATTCAGAATCAGATGAGGTGCAGCCACAGCTATTTGAAGGGCAGCAACAGCAACAGAAACTCTTACATTCTCATGATGATGCGAATGATTCAAATAAACAAATTCCGGTGTGTTCTCCGATATACATTTCAACCAAAACAAAAATATCATATTTGAATACTGAAATCGATATAAAAAAGGTGTTTTGGGATATTCCGGTAATGCCATATTCAAGCCAGACAAAAGGAATTGTTAAAAAACAGATTAAATTTTCGTCCATAACAAAAGAGGAACTTGCTGAAATTGAGGGACATGTTCAAACCGAGGTTGAAAAAAAAACGGGGTTTGTCGAAACACAAATTATTGAACATATTGATAACCCTGAAGGAAGAATAAAATTCAAAGACCAACGTAAAATAAATGTCGGTCTTTGTAAAAAGGATATATTGAATTGCAGATGCAAGAAGAAGCGCGCATTTTTCAACTGTTTTGTTCTTATAGTGAGAGTCGAAGATGAAATGTCACCACCAGGTGCACGCACATTTAAAGAAATGCACATTAAAGTTTTCAATACGGGAAAATTGGAGGTTCCTGGAATACAAAATGATGCATCCCTTCAAAATGTAATTGACATTCTAATAAGTATATTAAAAAATATAATTGGAGAACACGTTGATTATCAAAGAAACAAATGCGAAACCGTGTTGATTAATTCCAACTTTAATTGTGGTTACTACATTGACCGAGATAAATTATATGACATACTTAAATATAAATATAGAATCAACAGCAATTATGATTCTTGCTCTTATCCAGGTATTCAGTGTAAATTCTTCTATTGTGTCGGAGGAACAGAAACGGCAGAAACAGTTATTCAAACCCAAACCATTCAAACAGGACAACAGCCGACGCCAACTATAATCACAACCAATTCAGAACATGTTGACTCAAAAAAGTACATTGAAATTTCATTCATGGTATTTCGAACTGGAAGTGTTCTCATTGTTGGGAAATGCGAAGACTATGTTTTGCATGATATTTATGCATTTATTAAAGAGTTATTGCGTGTTGAATTTTCAAATGTGGGTTCTCACATTATTAATCATGAAGATACCGTTAAAAAACACGTTCCAAAATTGAGAACACGAGTCATTGTAAATGATATTTAAAATATTTAAAATATATAACAATAACCAGAAATAAGTAAATTTTTTTATTCGGCTTGTGGAGAAAAAATCCAATTTATAAATTTCAATGCATTGCACGTTTTCATTTTTTCATCAAAATCATGTGAAAAATATTTTGTTGTGAATAATGAATTCAGTGCTTCAAGTCTATTCATATCAACGTGTCCAACCTTTCTAATTTTTTTTATAAAGTATTCTATTACTTTAGTGTGGTCTTTGTAATAATCGCAATCACCATTTGCTGAATTTTCATATTTTTCCACATTTTCCACATTTTCCACATTTTCCAAGTTTGTATTGACAACACCGCCAATGTATATGTTTTTTTTCGAAATGATAATGTCACAAAATTGTTTTATAAAAGTCAATTTCTTATACAACAGTTCGCGACCATCTATATCAAAATTTATTGCATTTGTATGCTGCTGCTCATGCTCTTGGTGTTCGTCAAGTAAAGATAATGAACAAGAATAATATAATTTGTATAGTTTATCATTTATGTGTCCAACAACGGTATGAATTTTATTTATAATGGTACCATTTTTTTGTTGCAATTGTTGACATGTTAAATGTGTTAATTCAGTTTCAATTAATTTATTATACGTGTCTATAAATATTGAAATAATTTTATTTTTTTTCTCTTCAGATTTTGTTTCATAATAATTTTTTTTATACTCGTGATTAATGTCAAAAATTGTTTTTTTATATACAAAAAGAGCTGCATCTTTTGAATTTAGTTGCAAGTATGTCACTGCATCATCTCCAATTTGTCCAATAAACTCAATGTAGTAAGAATACGATTTTTGACAATGGTAATACGTTAAATCTAAATTGCGTGTGAATAGCAATAACATTTTAAAAACATGTGAAATTGTAAATAATCCTTTTATCAAAATGTATTTCAAATATTCCGAATTTTTATTTTTTATTGTTTCAATTCCAAATAATAAATATTGGTTGACTACATTTACATATTTCATATATGTGTCCATTTCATTATGATTTTCAGGCGTTGCATTATTATTATTATTATTATTACTGTTTATGTAAATA